TGGCAACCGTGGAATCGTGATGGATTGGAAAACCACCTCATCCAAGCAAATTGAAACGCGCAGAAAAGAAGGCGCGACACAGCAACAAATCGTTCAGACTCAGCTTTATGGATACGGCAAAGCACAGCAAGGTGCCACCGTCAACCATGTGGCACTTGTGTATTTACCGACATCAGGTTCTCTTGATGATATGCACTTGGAGATGTATCAATATGATGAGCAGGTTGCATTGGATGCTCTTGCTCGAATTGACAGTTTATACACGCTTCTTTCAACAGTTGATGTTGAGAGCAATCCGCAAATGTGGGATTTGATACCTGCCGAACCTAACCGACTATGCAGTTATTGCCCTTATTTTTTACCGTATAGCAAAGATTTATCTCGCGCCTGTCATGGAGATAGCCAATGATGTGCAGTTGTAACTCTTGCAAGTGCGGTCTGATACCGACAAAGGCACTCTCAGATGGTGTCAAAGAATGGGTGGAAAATAATCCACCGACAGAGTTAGACAACAACAACAACAACGAAGAGGGGGAACAGTAATGTTCACAGCACCAACGCAAGGTGGCGGTGATTCAGTCAAGGTCGCAGACTTGGCAGGAAAGCTGCTTATCATCACACCGATTGAACACAAGCGAGAAATCACAACAGTTCACGGAGTCACAGATGCAGTCGAGGTTGACCTTGTTGACCTAGATGGCAACGAAACACATTCAGGCATCTTGTTTTTCAATGTTGCACTCAAGAATGCTTTGAAAGAAAAGATCGGGCAGAAAGTTCTTGCTCGCATCGGGCAGGGAACTGCAAAACCAGGCAAGTCAGCACCGTGGGTCTTAATTGATGCCACAGGCAATCCTGATGATCTAGCAAAGGCAAATGCCTTCATCGGCGGTGGCAATGCGAAAGCATCCGCCTCTGCCACACCGCAAGCACCGATTGACACCAACAACTTGCCACCTGAAGTTCAGGCATTGTTGAATCAGTTGGGCGCAAAGCAGGTATAGATTTCCTGTGGCTTTAATCCTTTCCTTTCGCCACGGGGAACGAGGTATGGGATTTGCGTTCTTGGGGAATTGCGCAGGTGGGTTCGACTCCCACCACCTCACAAGTTCGATGCTTTGGGGGTAGTAAATGATTACGGCTGTTTCATTGTTTGCAGGTGTAGGTGGTTTTGATTTAGCTCTTGAACGAAACGGTGTGAAGGTAGTTGCATCGGTTGAAATAGATAAAAAAGCGCAGGAAGTGCTTCGCCGACACTTTCCGAACTCAACAATCTTTGGCGATATTCAGGGGGTAACAGGTGAGCAACTCATCGCAGCAGGATTTATTCCAGAATCAGGAATCATCACAGGTGGATTCCCCTGTCAAGATTTATCGGTTGCCGGTAAGCGAGCAGGATTGGGCGGAGAACGGAGTGGACTTTTCTGGCAAATCTGCCGACTCCTTGACGAAACAAGAGCGCAAAACTTTATCCTTGAAAATGTTCCTGGCTTACTTTCCTCAAATAACGGAAGAGACATGGCCGTTGTCGTTGAAGCGTTGGTCAAGCGCGGGTATCGCATCGCCTACCGGGTGCTTGATGCTCAACACTTCGGAGTTCCCCAACGCCGTCGTCGAGTGTTCATTGTCGGATGTCTTGGAGACACAGGGCGATCACCTGAAGAAATACTTGCTATCGCCGAAGGCCGCGCAGGGTATCTTGAGGCGAGCAAATCGAAGAGAAAAGACATTGCCACCGCAACTTCAGAAAGCGTTGGAATATACGGCGAATCAAGTTTTGGACAATATAAGCAAGGAGTAAGCACTCTCAAGGCATCAGGTGGCGTTCTTGGGGGTGGGAGTGAATCTTTTATCGTTCACGAAAGCTAAACGCGCACAAAATGTGAATGATTATGAAACTTGGATTTCGGGGGGGGTGGCACCAACATTGAACGCAATGGACAACAACGGCGAAGCATACGCAACCGTACTCATCATTGACGGAACTCGTGTTGATGATGTCAGAGTGTATGAAGATGGAATTGTGCCAACAGTTATTTCAAGGTATGGAACAGGTGGGGGGAATGTGCCGATGATACAAAAACAAGATGGTTCAGTTGTTCGCCGATTGACACCTGTTGAATGTGAACGCCTTCAGGGGTTTCCTGATGATTGGACTTCAGGTCAGGCAGATTCAAACCGATATAAGCAAATGGGCAATGCAGTTGCAGTTCCCGTTGTTGAGTGGATCATTTCACGGATGGTCGCAGAATGATGCAAGGCTTTTATGCAAGCGAGGCATTCAAATCATCACTAGATGATACCTGGACAACTCCACGCGCATTTTTTGATGAACTAAATGATGAGTTCCAATTCAAACTTGATGCAGCAGCGTTGAAATCGTCAGCTCTTTGTGATTTTTGGTATGGGCCTGATCACGAAAATCCTGAATTGCAAGATGCTTTTCAACGCAATTGGCAAGAGGATGCTCAAGGCAACATTTGGTTGAATCCACCATACGGGCGAACAATAAAACTTTGGATGCAAAAAGCCAATTTTGAGGCTAGTCGTGGGGGGGGGCAAATTGTGTGCTTAGTTCCTAGTCGAACAGACACTTCTTGGTGGCATGAGTATTGCATCCAACATGAAATCAGATTTATGCGTGGCAGATTGAAATTTGGAAATCAAAAAAATTGCGCGCCGTTTCCTTCGGCGGTAGTCATTATGAAGGGGGAAAGTAATGAATGAGCTACTGCCAATCGCACTCAGGTTCTTAAAAGAAGGCATCTCTGTCGTTCCTGTCGCCAATGACGGTTCCAAGCGACCTGCCTTTGCCTGGCAACGCTTTCAAGAGGAACTGCCCAATACTGATGAATTGTTGATGTGGTTCAAGAATGGTGTTGACGGCATTGGCGTTGTCACTGGCAAGGTCTCCGGCAATCTTGAGATGCTCGAACTTGAAGGTCGCGCCGTAGCTCAAAAAATACACCTTGAGATTGCAGAGATCGCCAACAACTCAGGGTTGAAAGAGTTATGGGAGCAGTTGAACTCAGGATATGTGGAGATGACACCTTCAGGTGGGCTTCATTGGCTCTACAAGATTTCAGATGGTGAGGTCCCTGGCAACACAAAGTTGGCTCGCAAACCAGGTGAAGGTGGCAACGATGTGCTTGCCGAGACTCGGGGTCAAGGTGGGTTCACCATCACCGCACCTTCAGGTGGCAGCACACACCCAAGCGGTGGCAATTGGACATTGATTGGCGGTTCAATCGAGACCATCCCAACAATTACGATGCAGCAAAGAAATGCCCTGCATGACCTCTTTGCGATGTTTGATCAGATGCCAAAGGTCGAATCTATTCAGGCAGATGTGGTCAAGCGAGATGACTCGTCATTATCGGCAGGTGATGATTACAACGCCAAAGTCACTTGGGAATCTATCCTTGAACCTCTTGGGTGGACAAAGGTTTATTCAAAGGCAGATGCCACCGCATGGCGCAGACCAGGCAAGAATGAAGGCGTATCTGCCACGACTAACTTCAACGGCAATGACAAACTGTTTGTATTTTCAACAAGTACCATCTTCAACGCCGAATCCTCATACTCTAAGTTTGCAGCCTACGCACAGATTGAACACAATGGTGATTTCAAAATGGCTGCCAAAGCCTTGCGTGAGAAGGGCTACGGAGCATCCAACGAGCTGAAAACCGATTGGGCAGGGTTAGAGATTCACGCCCCATCAATGGTGCAGTTACATGATGAGAATGAGGAAGTTGCCACAAGTTCTTGGATTCCACGCGAGATTTGGAATGAGGACTTTGATGAAGAACCGCCACCCTCAATGCTTCGCCGTGAGGATGGGCATAACATCTTGTACGCCGGAAAGGTCAACGCACTCTTCGGTGAATCTGAGTCGGGCAAGACTTGGGTGGCACTCGAAGCGGTCAGACAGGAGTTAGCAAAAGGCAACTGTGTTTTCTACATTGACTTTGAGGACTCTGCCCGTGGCATTCTCAACCGCCTGAAAACCCTCAAATGCGACATAGAAAAACTGAAGTCGTTCAAGTATGCCAACCCTGATGAACCTCTCGGTGATGGCATCGGTGAGATCATGAAAACCGAGATTGGTAAGTTCATGCCAACGCTCATTGTCGTGGATGGTGTCAATGCTGCGATGAACCTACTTGCCCTTGACTTGGAAAAGAATAAGGATGCAACTACCTTTTCGCAGAAGATTCTCAAGCCCTTGAAGATATTCGGCGCAGGGATTCTGACTATTGACCATGTGACTAAATCAAAGGACAACCGGGGCAACTATGCCATCGGCGCTCAAGCCAAGCGAGCTGACATTGATGGGGTGGCAATTGCCTGTGATGTGTCCTTGCCATTTGGCAGAGGCATTGACGGGGCGTTGGAGTTGAAGGTGACGAAGGATCGCCCTGGCTATGTCCGAGCCATCTGCCCTGATGCAAAGACACTTGGCGTTGCCAATATCCGAAACGGCAAAGATGGGTCAATCTCGGTGTCAATCTCAGGTGGAACAGTTGCAATTGCATCTGCCGACTCTCGCCTTGAGTTGGTTTCACAGTTCATGGAAGCACATGGATATGAAATGGGATTGAATGAGATCAGAGAAAAGATTCGAAAAGAAGGTCATAAGATTGGCAACACCGAGATTTCTGCGGCTCTGACAGCGTTGGTCATGAGTGGTCATATGGCGATGAAAGAGGAAGGACAGAAGAAATTGTTCAAGCACAAGAAAGTTTTTGTTGTCAATGATGTCCGAACTCTTGAGACTTTGCCTGTGGATAACTCTTGATGATGCAACCGCGCCGAACCGCGCCGAACCAATCCGCTAATATCTCGGCATACTGCCGACAACCGCGCCGACACGCCCCCTCTTTAGAGGGGCGTGGGGCGCGGTTCGGTGGCACGCTTGGGCGCGGTTAATATAATGAATTTCAACTTCTATCCAATAAACTGCCGAGCCTGTGGAAAACTTATTTGGCACGGTTTATCATCGGCAGGATTTGACACGAAACTTGATACAGCTCGACTCAACATTGCCGAAGAGATCGTGAAGATTTTGCAGGGTGCAAGAACCTATGAATGTCACAAGACTGTGGTTTCATTTGAGGCAGTCAGAAGAACTTCAAGTCGGATTGCAATGGGAACCAATCCCAACGCCGTCACCCTTGCCACCCACCTATGTTCGACAATGCACCTGTTTGAAACACCTGACATGGCACCTGCCTATTGGGGCAAGCCAAAGAGAATCAAAGAGACCGAAGGAGTTCCTTTCTAATGAACTGCACTATCTGCCAACGAGCGACCAAGAAAGAGGGCGCGTGCATTGTGTGTGAGCTGAAGGTCAAGGCGTGCCTTGTTGAACTTCCTGCCCTGCAACATGAGTCAAGTGAGCATCTTGCCCCTGCAAGGACAGGATCAGGCGCGGTGAGTGCAGAGCGTTCAATCGGCATCAATGTCAACGCATTGGACTTCTCAATGGCAACTGACCTGCTCCACATCCTGCATGGGTGGG